GAGTGGTCTAGCCGCAGGACTTTCTGAATCAGGTGCAAGTCTAACAGCATTTGCAGATAAGGTTCGAGTGAATAACTTTACTCTAGGAGAAGCCGCAGAGTTTACACAGCGTTTCTCAAAAGCAGTTGGTGTTACTGGTGTTAATGGTGCATTAGATTTTGTAAACACATTAGCATATAGTGGAGATAACGGCGGCGATATGATGCGTAGGTTTGGTATGGAGTTTGGTGAAGTTGCAAATGTATCAGGTGAATACTTAGAATCTGTACGTGCATTAGGTATGTTAGACAAAATGTCAAATAATGAACTTAGACTTGGTATGGACAATTTTATGTCAACCGTTGTTGCAACATCTAATATTATGAAGATTAATATGGAAGATGCAGCACAAATGATTAAAGATACATTAAAACGTGATGATATTACATCATTGCTTGCTACTATGGATCCAGATAGAGCCGCACAAGTACAAGATGTAGTAGGACTTGCAGGAGGTATGCAAACTGAGCTAGGCGAAGCCCTTGCACAAAGATTAGCAGCAGGTTCACAACAAGAATTTATGATGTCCGATGCATATAGACAATTACAATCAAGTCCTATAGCAATGGAACTTCTTCCAGTAATTGAAAGATTAGCATCAGCATCAGAACAAGGAGGAACTGAAGGGTTCCAAAATGCATTTGCTAATCTAAGTGGTGATATTGAAAGAATAAGAGGTATAGCATCTGATAACAGAGTTCTATTTACATCTGGCTCAGATGATACAGGCATGAAAGTACTAGCACAATTGATGAGACAATCACAAACAGCAGAAGATGCAAATGCTGGATTTGTTAAATTGGGAGAAGATGACCAAGCAGTAATAGGTGCAGTTGAAGTCCAGCGACAGTTTACAGTTGCTATGGAAGGTGTAAATAATGAGCTAATAAAATCTGGTAACTTTGGTGAGAATGTAGCAAAACTTAATAGAGCAAATCTAGCATTAATTGAAACTTTAGAAGCAGAAGCAACCGGTGTTGCAAATCAAGTATCTGGTATTATATTTGATACTACATTTGCTGCGCAAGCAGGTGTGACATCAATTATTAATAGATTTGTAGGAAGTGTGGCAGATATAGCACGTGGTGTCGGACTACTGGATAGTGAGGCAGGAAAAGCCGCAGATGCAGTAAGAGCAATGAGACAATCTATTAATGCTACCTTTGGCGGCGCAGCAGCGTTTGATGCAAATGGTGAATTAGCTTCTGGTCCTATCGGTGACTTAGTTAATAAAATTAATAGTACTGAAACAGAAATATCAAACTTAGGTCCGGATGCAAATCCATATACGCAAGGTGGTTTAACTGCATCATTACAACGTGATAGAGCAGAATTAGAAGAATTAATTTCTGAAATCGAAGTAGCAAATCCACAAGCGGCTAATCTACTTAGAATTGAAGCAGGATTAAATAATCTAGTACAAGCAGATGAAACTGTGCAATATGACCCAGAACGATTAGCATTAGAACAACAAATGATGTTGACATCACATGGTGGTTTTATTGGACAAAAGGATTCTGAAGGTTATGTACTTCAAGGCGGCGGTCGCATGGAAACTAGTGAACAGGCGTCTGAGCGTGTATTAGCATCATTAGAAGCTAGTTTAGGAACAACTATGAATAGAAAGGCATTCAATGCGATAAGTTCTGGCGATAGTACTGATTTATTAGACACACTTGGTTTTGACGATGCAGATAACAATATAACTGCCGAAGAAACTAGAATGGTTGGAGATATGATAATAGCTATGAACGAAAACAATATGCTAAGCCAAGAAAAAGTACAAGAATTAATAGAAGCGATGAAAAATACAACAGGATCTGAAGGAGCTTTAGACTTCAGTGTAGCATCAGCAGAAGAAAAGGCAGAACGTGACAGACTAATATCTTCAATTGATACATTAGTAACACAACTAAGACAATAAAACATTTGACACACTGATAAAAGTGTGTTATTATACGTAAAGATACAGGATTATATATAATGGCAACTTGGAAAAAATACTTTAAAACATATGATGGTATGCCCGAAAGGCAAACATCAAATCAAAGCGGCAGTGAAGCGTCTAATAAACGTTATAGCTCTTGGCTACCTGAAGTTTATCAGGGACAACCGAACCGTGTTCAGCGTTATGGTCAGTATGACCAGATGGATATGGATTCAGAAGTAAACGCCGCACTAGATATTATTGCTGAATTCTCGACTCTTCAAGATGAACAATCAAAATTGCCATTTAAGTTTGACTTTCCAGAAGATCCAACAGAGTCAGAGAACGATGTTTTACAAAGAACGCTACGCCAATGGTGTTCTGTTAATGAAATGCATAAGCGTATCTTCCGTATCTTTAGAAACGCTATCAAGTATGGCGATCAAGTATTTGTCCGTGATCCAGAAACATATAAACTATTTTGGGTTAATCCTGCCAAAGTAGACAAGGTTATTGTTAATGAAGGTAAAGGTAAAAAAGTAGAAGCATATTATGTTCAGGATATGGATATTAATATTGAAGGAATGAATGTTACCGCTGATACTAAAAAGCTAACACAAACTTCAGGTCAAGGCATGGGAATGCCTAATATGAATTCTAATACTACACAAGGTTATACAGCAGGTAGTGCAGGCGGTTCTAGATTTGCAAATGACCAAACAACAACACCAATTGATGCACAACATATTGTACACATTTCACTAAGTGAAGGTGTTGATGGTTTCTGGCCTTTCGGTACATCTATCTTAGAACCTATCTTTAAAGTTTATAAACAAAAAGAACTACTAGAAGATGCTATTCTGATTTATCGTGTACAACGTGCGCCAGAACGTAGAGTATTCTATATTGATGTGGGTAATATGCCGACACACAAAGCACGTCAGCACCTAGAACGTATTAAGAATGAAATTCATCAAAGACGTATTCCAAGTAAGACTGGTGGTGGACAAAACATTACTGATAGTGCATATAATCCACTATCTATTATGGAAGATTACTTCTTTGCATCAACGGCTGAAGGCAGAGGATCTAAAGTTGAGACACTACCAGGTGGTGAGAACTTAGGACAGATTGATGATTTAAAATACTTTAACGACAAACTATTGCGTGGCTTACGTGTTCCAGCTTCATACTTAGGTGGCATGGACGATGGTGGTGCTACAGTGAATGATGGTCGTGTCGGCACAGCAATGATTGCTGAATTTAGATTTACTAAGTTCTGTGAACGACTACAAGCACTTATCGTTGAACAACTAGACAACGAGTTTAAGATGTTCTGCAAAAATCGTGGTGTACAAGTAGAGAGTTCACGTTTCTCATTACAATTCAATACTCCTCAGAACTTCGGTAAGTTCCGTCAAGCAGAAGTAGATCAAGTTGCAATGAATGTATTCTCAAGTATTGAGGGTGCAGATTATATTAGTAAGCGTTTTGCAATGACTCGTTTCTTAGGTCTAACAGAAGACGAAATTCTACAGAACGAAAAGATGTGGCGTGAAGAAAACGGAGATACTGATGAATTAGCAGGATCTAGCGATACACTTAAAGGTGTAGGTGCATCTCCTGCTCCAGCAGATGCGGGCGGAGACGATTTTGACTTCGATGAAACAGATGTAGACGATACAGAAGACGGTTCAGTAATTGATGGATCGGAAAACGCAGAAACAGACGAAGAAGTATAAATACTACTATGAGATATTCAGATTTAAAAGAAAACTATTCTCCAGACGAGGATAAACACAACAGTATAGAGCTAGGCGATACTCGTAAAGACCGTCTAACTCTAGTACACCTATCAAAGTTGCGTAAGATACGTGAGTATCGTAAGTATCAAGAAGGTGTTAAGTCACAACAAGTACAGCGTCAATATAAAGGCTCTGGCGGCGAAGGTGGTGGCGATATGGAGCTTTAAGCTCTATTAAGTAGTAAGTTTTACTATTTACGTCACATACTAAATATCTCTACGACAATGAAACGGCTCAAAAGAAGCCGTTTTTTTGCATTTTCATAACATACACTATAATAACTTATAAATACTTTTGAAACAAAGAGTGTTTCTACACCCGCCACAAATAAGCAGTGGCTTTTTAGATAAGGAGACATAATAATGTCAAGCAAACTAGAACAAGTACTAGAACTTCTTATCAACGAGGAGCGTGAAGCAGCGGAAGAGCTACTGCACGATTTTATCGTAGAAAATGCACGTCAAATTCACGAAGACCTTCTAAACGAAAGTGATGAAGTAGTTGAAGAAGAATTAGAAGAATTAGACGAAGCAGACGATATCCTTAGTGATGAAGAAGAAGCATCAGACGAACTAGAGTTAGATGCATCAGAAATCGAAAACGAAGAATTCTATGACGAAGACGAAATGGAAGACGATGAAGCATTAGACGACCTAGAAATGGGCGACGAAGCAGAATCAGAAGACGGCGTTGAAGCACGTGTAGATGATCTAGAATCAGCACTAGCTGAACTAGAAGCAGAATTCGAAAAAATCATGTCAGGTGAAGACGATGCAGACGAAATGGATGCAGAAGACGAAGCTGAAGATGATATGGAAGAGTCATTCGAACTAGAACTAGACGAGTCAGAAGACGAAGACCTAGAAGAAGGTGAAGAATTAGACTTAGAAGAATCAGAAGATGACGCAGAAGAAGATGACGAAGAGTTAAACGAATATGTAACTCCAGTGTCAGCATCAGAAGGCGACAACGGCGATAACACAGCATCAACTGTAAACGCAAATGCAAAGCGTCCAGGCGATGACTCAAATGCAGCACCAGTAAAAGCGAATGATGGTAACACATCAGGCGGTTCAGGTGATGCGCCAAAAGATATGGGTACAAAGAATGTAAATGTATCAGGCAACTCAAAAGCACCAGCAATGTCAAATCAAGCGGCAAAGCCAGGTGATAATGGTGTGAATAACAAGTCAATCACATCATAATTTAATTCTATTTGGAGAAACCAATGACCGTTCTTATTGAAAGATTTTCACACAGTCAAGCAGGTGTTAAAACTCGCATTGTCGAAGGTGAAGACGGTGGAAAAAACATGTTTATGGAAGGTATTTTCGTCCAAGGTGGCGTTAAGAATGCTAACCAGCGTGTTTACCCGGTTTCAGAAATCTCAAGAGCAGTAGAAAGCGTTCAGAAAAAAATCTCTGAAGGCTTCCCTGTTCTAGGTGAATGTGATCATCCACCGGAATTAACAGTAAACGTTGACCGTGTGTCACATATTATTGAAAATATGTGGATGGACGGACCAAACGGCTATGGTAAACTTAAAATTGTTCCTACACCAATGGGTAACATCATCAGAACACTAATCGAATCAGGCGCTACTTTAGGTGTCTCATCTCGTGGTTCAGGCGAAGTTGGTAATGATGGTAACGTGAGTAACTTTGAGATTGTAACTGTAGATATCGTAGCTCAACCGAGTGCGCCAGAAGCGTACCCAAAAGCGATCTACGAAGGATTAATGAACATGAAAGGCGGCTATCAAACTTGGCAGCTTGCTCAAAGTGTTCAAAACGACAAGTCGGCACAAAAGTACTTGTCAGAAGAAATAGTAAAGTTCATTCGTGAACTTAAACTGTAAAACAGGAGAAGCAACAATGGCAAACGAAATTCTTGCAAATCTTTTAGAGTCTGGCGCACTAAGCGAAGAAGCTGGTGCAGCTATCAAAGAGGCTATGGAAGTAAAACTTAATGAAGCAAGAGAGGAAATTACAGCCGAGTTGCGTGAAGAGTTCGCACAAAAGTTTGAACATGACAAAGGTGTCATCGTTGAAGCAATGGATAATATGCTAAATGAAGCAATCCGTGCTGAAATGACAGAGTTCAAAACGGATCGTGAAGCTCTAATCGCAGAACGAGTTGCGTATAAGAAAGCAATTTCTGAACACGCAAAGATCCTCGAAAAATTCATTACTTCTCATCTTGCAGCAGAAGTTAAGGAACTACAAGCAGACCGTGCAAAAGTAGCTGAAAATCTAGAAACGACAAAATCGTTTGTAGTGAAGCAACTATCACGTGAACTTGCAGAATTCCACAACGACAAGCGTGAATTAGTAGAAACTAAAGTACGCATGGTAGCAGAGGGTAAAGAACTTCTTACGAAAACTAAGGAATCTTTTATCAAACGTTCAGCAGAGTTAGTAGAGAACACAATCTCTAACGCTCTACGTTCAGAAATCGTAACGCTTAAAGAAGACATTCAATCGGCTAAAGAAAATGAATTTGGTCGTAAATTGTTTGAAGCATTCGCAGGCGAATTCATGTCATCACAACTAAATGAAGGCACAGAAGTAGCTAAAATGAATACTAAGCTAGACGAATCTGCTAATAAAGTTGCAGAACTAGAAGCAATGATTACTGCTAAAGAAGCAGATATTGCTACAGCGCAAAAAGCAAATCGTGTAATGGAAGATCGTATTAATCGCAAAGCGAAACTAGACGAACTACTATCACCACTTGCTGGTCAAAAGCGTGAAGTAATGTCTGATTTACTTGAAACAGTAAAAACAACTAATTTAAAAACTGCATTTAAGAAATATCTACCAGCAGTTTTAAATGAATCAGTTTCAGCGAAAGCAGAAACAAAAACATTAACAGAAAGCAAAGTCACAGAACAAACTGGTGATCGTGGAGCAAAACAGGAAACTCCAACATCAACAGACGGCGATGCTGATATAGTCGTGCTAAGAAAACTAGCCGGTCTAAAGTAATTAACCAGAACACAGGAGAATCAAACAGATGGAAAATCTTTTTGAAGGAAACAACTGGGACAACACACGTGATGCGTTACTAGAAGGTCTAGAAGGCACCAAACGTGACGTAATGTCATCAGTACTAAACAACACAAAAGTAGCTCTTGCAGAATCAGCAACAGCAGGCGCAACACAAGCAGGTAACATTGCGACACTAAACAAAGTGATCCTACCAGTTATCCGTCGTGTAATGCCAACAGTTATCGCAAACGAAATCATCGGCGTACAGCCAATGACTGGTCCAGTAGGTCAGATTCATACACTACGTGTACGTTATGCAGATAACGCAGCAGGCGTAACAGCAGGCCAAGAAGCACTATCACCATTCGATATTGCTAAATCATACTCAGGCGCAGATGGTACAGCACCAGCGGCGACAGCAGCTATGGAAGGTACAGCAGGTAACAGAATGTCAATCCAAGTGATGAAACAAACTGTTGAAGCGAAAACACGTAAGCTATCAGCACGTTGGACATTCGAAGCGGCACAAGACGCTAACGCAATGCACGGCCTAGACGTTGAAGCAGAGATCATGGCAGCACTTGCTATGGAAATCACAGCAGAAATCGACCAAGAAGTTCTAGGTTCACTAGAAAATCTAGCGACAACTGGTGCGACTTTCGACATGAACGCAGCATTCACAGGCACACCAACATTCGTAGGTGATCGTCACGCAGTTCTAGCAACTCTAATCAACCAACAAGCTAACCTAGTAGCACAGCGCACAAGACGTGGCGCAGCTAACTGGGCAGTTGTATCACCAGCGGCGCTAACAGTGCTACAGTCAGCTACAACATCAGCATTCGCACGTACAACAGAAGGTACATTCGAAGCACCAACAAATACAAAATTCGTTGGTACACTAAACGGTACAATGCGTGTATATGTAAACACATATGCAAATGACGCAGCACCAGTTCTACTAGGCTATAAAGGCTCAGGCGAAATTGATGCAGCAGCATTCTATTGCCCATACGTACCACTAATGTCATCAGGCGTTGTTGTGGACCCAGCATCATTCGAACCAGTAGTGTCATTCATGACTCGTTACGGTTACGTTGAGCTAACAAACACAGCATCATCACTAGGTAACGCAGCAGATTACGTTTCAAAAATCGACGTTGCAAACCTAGCATTCGTATAAGTTTTACTTAAACGATTAATAATATTAACCCGGGAGGAAACTCCCGGGTTTTTTATTGGCTCCAGCTTTAATTCGATAAACTGATAAATAGACTTGTATAATTAAGTTTGGAAGAACATATCATGGCAGAACAATTAAAATTTGGTGACCGACTATTCCTTAAAGGTGAAAAAGTTCTCTTCGATAATGGCACAGATGCTGCAATTATTGAATCGAGAAATAATACACTTATAATCGGAGATACTGATGGCACAGAACACAACGTTATAATCAACGGTAATCTTACAGTAGAAGGAACTACAACAACTGTAAATACTCAACAAACAACAGTAGCAGATCCATTCATGTTGATAACTTCATTGGATGTAGATAAAGCGGGTATTGAAGTTGATAGAGATGGCGAAACAAATGCACAGTTTGGTTGGAACGAAACAGATGACAGGTGGGAAGCATTTCATACGTCATCTTTATTTTCATCAATTATGGAAAGTACAACTTTAACAACTAGTGATTTAACTGCAACTGGTACTTCTATATTGAGTGATTTAGAGTCTCCTCTTGTAACTATTACAGGTGGTAATATTGATGACACCGTTATCGGTGCAACAACTAGAGCATCGGGTAAATTTACATTTTTAGAAGCAAGCGAAAACGTTACATTCTCAAAAGATTTATCAGTAGCTGGTGATGTAGACATTCAAGGGTCGTTTACTACTATAACTACAGATGGACTAACTGAAGGCACAACTAATTTATACTTCACTGATGAACGTGTTGATGATAGAATTAGTAATCTATTCAATGCATCATATGGTATTTCAGCTTTATACACTGATCCTGCTAATACATTCGAAATCAGTTTTGATGCAACTAATATAGGTACAGGTGAAGAGGTTCTTAATACTGCAAATACTACACAGGCAGCATTCAGAACAATAAGAGAGGGTCGAACAGCTTCCGGTGGTAACGGTGATTTAGTAGTTTCTCTTTCTACTGATAGTAATGAGATTGTTATTGATACCGCAGAAAAAATTAATAAACTTGAGTTCAATACATTTACTGGTAATGGTACTACAACCCAGTACAGTCTTCCATATTCTGTGTCACAGGATTGGCAAGTTCTTGTTTACATTGATGGTGTAGTACAGGAACCAACAACTTCATACACAATGTCTGGTACAACGCTTACATTATCGACAGCACTAGGTAATGGTAGTGTGATGAATGTAATTAAAATGGCTACGAATACATCAGCATCAGCTATAATTGATGCAGATACATTAAATGCGCAACCGGGAAGCTATTATCTAGATTATACAAATTTTACAAATACTCCAACAATTCCAACAAACGTATCATCATTTACAAATGATAGTGGTTACATTACTAATGCAGACCTTCCAACAAATCATATGGTAAATGATGCAAGTAACACAGTTGCAGGAAGCATAAGTCCATCAGTTGATGCGACACATGATTTAGGAACAGCAACAGAACAATGGAATACAATTTACGGAAATACAGTTGAAGCAACTTATGCAGATTTAGCAGAACGCTATGCATCAGATGCTCCTTATGAACCGGGAACA